ACTCTTGAGCAATTTGTCCTAGTGGAGCCATTGATACTTGTTCTGCTCTTTGTAACATTGATTCTAAAGTTTCTCTGTCCTCTGATGATATATCGTCGAATGACATGCCAAATCCTGGGTCCATGTTTGTAAGACCGTCATCTGGGCCAACATAAAACCTGTCTTGATATGCTCTTTGTGCAGGTGTCATTGTGGGCAAACTACTTTCAGGAACTAAATCTCTTCGCATGTAAATTCCTTCTGATCTATCTTCAATACCGTTTTGATTTACGTCTCTAAACTCCATGGTTTTTTTGATACCTGGTACCATGCCTTCGGGCAAAGGTGAACCATCAACCAATCTAGGTGTTGCTCCCTTAGGCATAGTGGCTTTTTTAAGCATAGCAGCCACATCACTAGAGGTGGTTGCTGCTTGTGGTCCAACCAATCCATAAACCTTTCTTAAACTATCTTCTAATGCGCTCATGGTGTACTTACTGTTACAGCTCCTATACTTATTGTTGCAGAGACACCAGTCGGATAAGTTTGATGTTCATACAGGTTTCTAAACTGTGTGCCATCAAAGGCTTGGTGAACCTCTGTCGTTGAGTTAAATATAATAGCACCTGTAGCAAATTGCAACTCGCTAATGTCTGTGGAGTTAAACGATTTTATGCTATCTGGATCAACCGATCCTAAGTTTATTTCTAATATTCTTATTAATCGGTTAAATGTGTCAGCAGAAACCGTATCACCATCTGCTAATGGCAACTGTGTCGGTAATAATTTGCTCATTACCTACGCCCAGATGGTTGAACATCAACCCTTGTACTACCAAGCCTCCACTTGTAATTTTTTCTGTCAGAATCAGTATTATCATCATCGGATTCAAACCTTAATACAAACTGTCTAGCTCTTGATCTTAGCGAACCAAACGTTGTGCTTGCAGTAATTTGTGTTGTAGAGTCTGTTGAAAGTGTTTGGTTGTTGAAATCACGTCTTTTTACGACAACGTTTACAGCAGGATTTTGGTTAGTGCCTGTATCATTGACAAACAATATGTCTGGCAAAATACGTTTTAGAAACACAAACCTATCGCCATCTGTAATATCTATGTCGGCAGATTCAACAAACACACCGTCCATAGCGCTTTCATCATCATTAAAACCTTTTTCATGTTCATATATGCGCTTTGTTGTGGTTTCTTCACCACCTGCAAACGGTTTGTCAAACACACCCGCTGCAAGCCAACTATAACGCTCCAGTGTACCTATGCTCCAAGAGTTTTCTTCATAGTTGTAAATAACATATCTAGATATTTCTGTTTCATTATCTGTAATTGACGGATAAAAAAACCATACCTCTGAAAACTCTTCATTTAAACCTGCAAAACATTTAAAGGCTTGCGATTCATCCAAATCAGAAAAAACATGATCTTGCACACTACAAGGTATTTTTTGAACTGAGCCATTATAAAAATAAAAACCTTTTTTAGACATGTAAAACACGCCTTTAGGTGAGTTTGCAGCTGCTTTTGGACCAATAAGGCCAGCACCCTCATTAATTAAATTAATTGCAAAAGTGAGTGGCGGGCCAATAAAATTCATAGAATATAAAGAGGTGTCAGTCCATATTAATATTTCTTGTCTAGCTTTTAAGCCACCTATAATTGATGAGCCAGACGATAACCTCAAAGATCCTGCTGTGTTTGTAGATAGCGGCTCAAACTCTAATGGATTTTCTTGATCGCTAAATGCAATCAACATTGGATCGAGAGTACCTGTCCTTGAACTACCACTTATAGGATCAGCTCCTAACACTATTAGATGTCTGTCAGTTTCAGATGTAATAACTTGTAAGGCTTTTGTTGGTACCAAATTAGCGCCACTTGTAGTGCTCAAATCTACTGCCCGAGTTGATAAACCATTATTTTCTACCCACCTAAATATTCCACCCGCTCTTGGATTTATAATTAAGTCCTCACCGTAGTTATCATGTGTCCATAAACGTAACTGGTTTGTATCTGACAAAGCTGTTGCTGATCCCCAAGCGCCTGCACCCCAAGTGCCAACACCCCAACCAGTTGATTCAACAAAAACATCTAATCCAGAGTTTAAAAGATAAACACCATCTGTTCCAGAACCTCCATTTCCAGAATCACTAGAGTTCGCAGTGACGGTTGCATCGCTAGTATCTTTGGCAGTAATTTCATAAGTATTGGTGCCTGTTACTAAACTTATTTGATATTCTTGATTTAGTACGGTCGCAGTAATATTACCACCCAAACTTGTCGCGCTTGAAAAAGTAACAAAGTCTCCTGTAACAGCTCCGTGAGAACTATCGGTCACTGTTATTGTTGCAGAGCCGTCAGTAGCAGCAAACGTTATAGAATTAGTGCTGGTTTTTCTAACAGGTGTAACATCATTGTAGCTACCACCCTCTTCAATATAATATTTATTAGTAGTCCCAATACCAAGATATTTGTTTCCACCTAAGGAAATCCAAGAATGTAGTGCTCTGGCAGAGCCGATCAAAGTATCGGAGGACAGCTTTTCCCAACCACCTATTTTTTCAACGCGACCCTTACGAAAACGAATTTTGTCGCCATCAACCCAACCACCCTCATTTGAGTAATCAGTTTCTTCTTTGTTTATCCCAGGCTTAAAATTTAACTTTGATAGCGGCATGGTACGACATCTATGCTAACCTAATGATTGCGCCTGTCGCTGTAGCGCTAGGAAAAACGATTGTAAAATCGCCTGCTGTAGAAGTCTTGTCACCACCGAAATCAATAGCGCAAACTGCTTTATCAGAGTTTGTATCATTATAAATTAAACAACCTCTAGCAGTTACCGTAGCGTTACTAAACGTTAAATCTGCAAAATCGCAAAAAGCTGTAGTTCCAGATGTGGTGGGTGTAACGTTAGTCAACGCTGATCCACCAGATGTATAGTTTGTGCCAGATGCTTGGCCTGTTGTGGTAAATGCTGTTGTGCCTGCACCCAAAGTAGCAGAGCTTGTATATAAAGCTAGCTTAAATGAGTTGCCGCTAGTAGCTGTAAAATTATGAGTGCCTACGAGTAACTCTTGTTTAAAACTCGTACAAATTGCTGATGTTATTGCCATTATAGCTCCTTCAATATTTTAGCCATGTCGCTGTGGCCTTGTTTTTCTAATAAATTAGCATAAGTCGTGTTCTGTGACTTTATTGCATTTTTTATAGTATATAAGATTACAGTATAAACTTGGTTTTGAAAAGCCAAAGCCTGCTGTTTAATATGATCTGGTGCGCTGTCTGAAATGTCACATATTTTCTTAGTTGCTTGAGCTGCCCAAAACTCTGCGTCATGGCCTTTACCCTCGGTGGTAGCTACACCAACCTTGCCTAAAGTAAAATCGCTTTCAACACTCATCCTTTGTATGGTTCTGGTGGAACCACATCCTCATCTATTTTTAAACCATATTGTTCTAGTTGCTGGTTTATTTCTTGATAAGGGCCAATGATAAACCTGCCTTCATGTGGCACTGCTACTAATGGTTTATCTAATCTATGAAAACCATATAATTTTTCTGTAGCAGGCACATTGCTATCTAAAACAGTGGACCTACCACTTATACCGATTAGTATATCTTCACTCATGCACTTACTAATCCAAAACTCAACACAAGCTCTTCCTGCCTCTGCGAAGTGCATATTTTCTTTGTATGAAAAATCTATACCAAAAAGATCCAGTCTGCCGACTTTGTTAAATAAAGCAAAAGCTATCGCATAAGCAACTGTGTTATTTAAGTATGCGCATTTTGTTGCGTTACAGACTTCCTCTATTGGGTATAAAACTGGATTGTTTATTCTTGGATCTAGTTCGCATGTATATACTGGTGTCTGAGTTTGTTCCAGAACCCTACACATAACAGATGTTTGTTTGCCAGCATCATTACTATCAAAAAATCTACTTGCTGGGTCTAGCATAAATATACGATCTGCTGGATAAGTAGATGCAGCTGAGTTGATGCACCATATTTCATCCCAAGTTCTACCGTTTTGTAAACCGATTGCAAAATCAAC